ACGTTTCAATTCTAGGTTAAGATTTAAACTATTTAAATCTTGGAATTTTTGTTCAACGCCAGACAATGTGTAGTCAGAGATACGTTCAACACCGATCAAACCATGAGTATGAGCAGTTTTTAATTCTGTATACAAGCAATGTTGTGCTAATTGACGAGCGAAGTTATCAGGAGTACGATAAGGAATACGCATAGTATAATCGTAATCGATAGTACGGTCTTTAGTCAAAGTAGCTAACGCAACTTTGCCGCCAACCAATACAGGTTCTAATACTTCTTCGATAAGAGCATCTTTTTCGACGATACCATTATCAGTCAATTCTACAGTGAAATTATCAGTAAAGTTAATGTTATCTTTCAAGTCAGAAATAAATTCTGCTACAGTACGATAGTTAAAGTCTGTTACAGAAATGATAACACGATTGTCTACGCAATCGAAGTTTTCAATATAAGTAACGACTTTATCGTCACGAGCATCTTTATCTGTCAAGATATCATATTCACCGATAGGAGTTACAGCGCCAGCATCGTATTTACCAACACACAATACGTCATTAACAGAAAGCAATACGTATTTAGCATTAGCAGCAGTTGCAGCAGCAGCGGCAGCAGTCGTTGCATAGTATGCAGCAGTCGTTGCATCAGCATCTGTCAACAAACCGTTCATAGCTGTATCATATTGAAGATCAGCAAGAGATGCGATTTCTTTAAATGTTACAGTATTACCAGTTGCTGGTTCAGCTTCGATGATTTTATCTTTCGTAACAAAGTGTTTAAATTTTTGATGTGGAGAAACAGCATTTTGAAGTTTACCATCGAACGTAACAGATTTTACTTCTTTAGTATCTTCAAAGTAGAATGTTTGACCAGCTTTATAAGTTTTATGATCTAAATCCAAAGCAGCTTCATTAGCTACGGAAGGAATAACTGTAAATACTTCGTTTTGATAAATGTTTTCGTCAGTAATTTCTGCAGCATTATCTACTTTAGCAAAGCTAAATTTATAAGAACGTGGAGAATGTTTAGTATCTTTAACGTTAACTACAGGAGTTACTTTAAACATTTCGGTATCGACTACAGGAGCACCACCTGCTACAGTGTTAACCATAACAGCATCGATAGGGAATGCTTTTAAGAAATCTTTTGGTTTAGGAAGGCGACCGCCAATTACAGTATCAGCACAGATTTGAGCGCCCAATACACGATAAGGCATATCGGCATTTTGCAATACAGAGTATGCACCTTCACCAATAGATACTACGTATTGTTTATCTTTAACATCAGATTCTTTTACACGAGGAGTCAAATATTGACCAGTAGAATTTGTACGAGGATAAGCTGTTGCTGTAATAGCAAAACCAGAACCTAACTTCATGTATTTTTGGAAGTTAGTCATATTAGTATCTTCATAATCGTTATCGTCTTCTTCGAATGCTAATGCAGATGCACCAGGAGTACGAAGATAATCGTTATGAGTATACATTTTCAAGCCGACAGTTGTGAAGGCTTCGTTCAAGTCTTTATCGCTTACAGAGTAAATAGGATACTCAGCATTAACATCTGTATTAATACGAAGAGTATGGAAATATTTACCAGTAAAGGAACCGAAAGGTTTCGGAGATTTTTTAGATTTAATTACATGAGTACGAACTTCTGTACGGCAAGGTACTAAGGAACGTTTACGACCTAAGAAGTATGTACCAGGGAAAATAGAACCAAGAGCTAATTCGTAAGAATCTTTACGAAGTGTAACATCTTGACCTTTTTTATTTACGATAGATAAAGTAACAACATTGTTACGAGGGAAGTTATTGATATGACGAATTACTTCGGAGATAGGAGTATCGGCAGTAAAGCCAGCACCCATAAGACCCAAAGGAATTTCGACTTTAATCATTTCTTCTTCATTATCAATCATAGCATTGTAACGTTCGTAAGTTGTTGCTTTAGATACAGGTTTATAGATAGTAAGAACTTCTTGACCTGGAGTATTATCGAAAGTAAAGTATACTTGTTTAGCTTTATTAGATGGGAAGCGAGATTTTACACGGAAACGAAGAGTATCGTCAGAACGCAATTTAAAATCTTTTTGAGCTTCAGAACCACCGATACGGAAACCATACAAAGTACGGCAACCGGAATTATATGCATCAGCTAATGTAGCTGTTAAGTCTACTTCACGTTTAGTTTCGCGATTATAAGTATCGCCATAAGTATATGTTGCATAAGATGGATCGTAAATAGGTACAGGAACACCATTAGGACCATCGAATGCAGTACCGATACAAAGAACTGCGTCTGTTGTACCGAATTGGCTGTCGTCGTAAAGTTTTTTCTTTACAGAATTAACTTCGACAAACACGCCAGGAAGATCGCGGAGGATTTCCTCTTTGAAAGAGTACGCCATTATTCAACCTCTTAGATTAATAATTATTTATCAAGATTTAATAGACGTTCAATAAGTTTGCGAGTAACAACAAATATCTTGTCTATTCTTAAAATGTAGCGAACACTTCTAACTGAATATTTTTCTCGATATTGAACGTTAGATTCGTCTGTTAAACGTTGATCATATAAAAGTTCATTTACGCCTCGACTCTTAACGTATCCAGTATAGTCATACATTAACTCTTCAAAATCTTTTAAGACTTTATTAGCCGTTGCATAACTACTAGCGAAGATATCGAATTGAAGTATGTATTCGAATGCATGACGATATACTTCAACGCCTTCTTCTTCAATATTTTCTTTAACAGGATATTTATTATCTGGACGATATTCAGGATGACCTGGAGCACGTCTAATCGTATTTTCCATTAATCTTGGCTTAATACTATTAATAGTCTTACCCGAGATAATCTTAAAGAAAATATACGGATTATTAATTGGTTTGTCGCGATCGTTAATCGTAGCCCCTTCGTCTGGACTCATTTTAACTTGATCTTCATATAACGCTTTTTCGACTAATTTAACGAGCAACTCGATAAATTCATCAAAACTAATGGACTGTTCAGCCCTCAATCGATCGACTCTATGTCGATTATTCATTAGCCTACCGGGAGCATTAACTACTGACAGGCTATCTTTTTTTGCTTTTAACTGATCGATTATAAATCGTTCGTCATGAGTAAGTTCGTCTGTCATTATAACCTCTGTTCCGCAGTATACGACTCTGTCGTGAATAAAGGATACAACGTATACCGAAGTATAATGTCGACCCCTAATCCATTTTCTCTTAATTGTTCTTCAACGCTATCGATATGATAGTCGTATAGAACAAATCCTACATTTTGTTTTAATAAGGATTCTAATCGGTCTCTTATCTTTAACAGATAAAACTTCCGATAATTTTTTCCTATATATTCATCGAAGTCCATTTCTCTGACTAGATAATAAATAATACGCATTACCATAACAGATTTATTAGGATTTTCGCTAGATAGGTTAACTAAATTTTCAACTGTTGTACCGACTAATGAACTATTTCTGTAATAGACGACATTAGGAAGCATGTCTTTATAATCTACTATAAAGTCAGTGTCCTCATTTGATAAAAGTGGGTACTCGTTAATAGGCGTGGCGGCTAACTTCGCCGCTACAACTATATTACTATATTGAATATATTTTAAATTATTGCCGACTAAAATTATATTATCCAAAAATTTATTCTTATTATGGACAGAAGTAAACTTTTGAACAATGCCGTCATAGTAATTATTAAAGTCGTCGATATCTTCGAATAAAGAACTATGTTTATCTGTTACGATAATCATACTACGATTCTTATAACAATTACTAGATAATACATTTAAATAATAATCTGTTAAATCTTTATTATAACGATCAGTATAGCGATCAGAAAACATTATTTTAGTCGGACAAATATAAGCAAAATCATAATCTATTAATTGATTAGCAATATTTAAGAAATCAGATATCGTTCGCATATTAACTAAATATACATCGGGAGCTGAATAGCTTTTAGCTAGTTTATATGCTAGATACAAATCTGAGTCTTTACCATATTCTTTTTCGACATCGAATAACGTATTAAATTTTTCAATTTTACATGTCTTATTAGTCGATTCAGAATTACCTATAATTAATAGACTCGTATGTTTGTCGTCGGATGTCATATTAGCCTCCGATCAACGCTTTAAAATTTTTCATAAAAGCTTCTGGGTTTCGCTTATAATCGACACCATTAGCTTGATAATATACGCAATCCATAGTATTAGAATACCAATCCATTACGTACGTTATATTAATAATTTTATCTTTAAACACAATGATATCTCCAGGGAATACTGGAAATTCATTACGAATGTAAATATCGTAACCACGCATTAAGAATAATTTATTATCAGCATTATCAGTAGAAAATAATGGCTGAATATGTGCACGTGCTTCACGTATCGAAATCTTCTGTCCGAATCCTAAACAGTTTTCACACAAAGGATCGCCTTCTTTTGCTGTCGGATCTTTACACGTACAATCAATATTTCGATATGGTTGTACTAACCATACCGGAACTTCCATTAATTGTATTAATCCATTAATTCGTTCATCTAAATTTTTCATTAAGTTTTCCTCAAAGATTTTAATGAACGTGATAAATCATCAAATAATGTCGTAGGATATGTATGTAATTTTTGTTTTTCTGTATAAGAACGTTTACCTGTTCTTGGTTCAGCTCTACCCATAGTAAGATACGTAGGATCGACAATTAGTTTTTCAAAAATCTCCATTTCAGCTTTAATCATTTTGATTAAATCTGATAAGGAAGGAGCATTACCACTAGAACTAGAAGAACTTGATCCGCCAGATTCAGTCGAACCAAAACTAATGTTACCGATATGACCAGATATCTTACCAGACGTCGAAGTCGTTACGGCGTGTTTACTTACTAAACTTAATGTCGCTCTTAATTTACAGAACTGTTGTAAAAGATATGGCAAATCGGCTCTATTTTCATAACCTGGAATTTGGTCTAATAGAAACTGGGCAAACCGACTTGCTTCTTTTAATGCGTATAAAACTTCTGTATCACTAGCATCGAATACATCGATTAGATAATTTACATCGCCGAGCGTATAAAAATTACTAATTTGTTCTGATGCTACCGTATAGACTTTATATTTTAATACTTTTTTACCATCGACAGATTCAAGTTTTTTAATTCTGATTTCGTATAAAGAATCAGGTTTAACACCGCTGACTGGTCTTAGTTCTAAACGATTACCAAATATCGTATACTCAAAAGGTTCTGCCATTAGAAATCCTTTCTGATGATTTCGATATTTTGTAAAATACCTTCATCTTTAATTTCAGCATTAAATTCAAACACGAAAGCATCGTTAGCACCTTGTTGAGGTCGTCTAGTTACTTCGAGTGCACTAATAATAACGGGAGCAATATTTGTTCCGGCCGGAGTTTCATCGACTACGACACCTGGCGTTCCGCCGTCATTAGCTCTAGTAATAATAGTTCCGTCAGCTAATTTAATAGTCGTTGCTGTATTACCGTTGCCATCTTTCATGATTCTTTCGATGGCTTCTGCTGACAATGACGTAGCCGTATTATTATTAGCCGTTACTTCAGGAGATAATCCTAACCCCGTAGCATGATTAACTTCATCGGCCGACATCGACCCGGGAGAAGTCGGATTCGTATCCAGGTTAACTTTATTATTGTGCATATTCCGTTTGTAATTATACGGTGACCAAATAGATACTGGATTTATTTTATGAGGATCTTTTTCTGATTTTTCTAAACGATCAAGAACACGATCTTTTCCATCATAAGTAAAAGTAGCTATATCAGACCATGCTCCGAATTCTTTATCTTTTTCGACACGAATACGAATATAATACTGTTTAGCATCTTTTAATTTAGGAAAACTAATACGTTGTTTATTTAATACTACAGTATCGATTTCACAAGGATCAAAATTTTTATTTTCAGAAATTTGCAATCGATATTCTAATACAGGTTTACGTCTTTTATCTCGTAAGATTTCTTGCCATTCACAAATAAAAGATCCATCGACAAGCTCATGATTTGCCGGACTAATAATGCGGACATTAGAATATATGTTACTATTGAAATATACGTGACGAATTAAACTAGATTGTAATGGAGTGCCAACAATATCTTTAATAGTTTTATTAATATCGAGACGATACTCTTCGTTAGGTTCTACGTCGTCTAACACTGTAATAACAACAGTCTTCTTTGACGTACGATATTTTAATCGATAAATCTTTTGAGATTCTGCATGAACCATTGCAATCGTATCGCTATCGACTGTGTCTGGATCTACATTACTCGTAAAGAAAAGTTTAATTTGCTTTTCAATAGGATTTACGGCCATGTCGACCAAAGCAAATTCTTTAAACATAATCTTCCTTCTTATTTGCTAGCTTTTTTACGACCACGAGTTTTTTTAGGTTTATCTTCAGTTGCGGTTTCGTCTTCCACTTCTTCTGCAGATTTTTCTTCCAAAGTCTCTTCTGCAACGTCCTTCGCCTCTGTTTCTTCTGGAACTACTTCAGCTTTAGATGTTTCTTCAAGTTTTGCTTCTTCAGTTTTAGTTTCAGGTGCTACTTGCAACCCTTCTTGCCCTTTTTCTTGCAAGCCATTTGTATTCTCCTTGTTAACTTTTTCTAAATTTTCTTTAGCTTCTGCTAATGCTGCTTCTAAATCGAATTCATTTTCTTTAGAACGAGCAACTGTTTTTTCCATAATGTCTTCAGGATGAATTAGACCAGATGCAACCATGTCATAATTAGAAGACGGAATAAAACGTTTAGCCATTTTAGAATAATTAGCATTTTCTGCCGGAAGCATACCGTTAACTAAAATTAATCGACCTACTTTAACAGAACGGCGAATATTTTTAAGATCCATATCGTCATAAATACGACCATAAGGTGCTTTACGTGTTAAACGTAGACGAGTAATTTTATCGAAATAACCGATTTCACCATGACCTAATTTTACAATAGCAATCGGTTCTTTTAATTTAGTCATCAAAATACCTCTATATATTAAAAAAAGGGGAGCCCGAAAGCTCCCCTAATTACTCATTCAATTAACAGAATGTATAAGAATATTATTCTTGGATACGAACTGCAGTTGGACGAGGGAAGGAAGGCATAGCGGAAATGTTTTTAGCCACTGCGATACCTTTACCATTATCCATGATACCAACGCCATAGCGTTCTTTAGCTTTGATAATACGTACGTCAGTTTCAGGGTTAGTCCATTTTTCAATAGATAATTCTTCACGTTGTACGATAGCACCGATGTTATTACGATCGATAGCATACATATCAAATGTTTTGTTTTGTTTATCAAATTTAACACGAGGGCTCAAGATAATGTTAACTGGCATAGGCAAGTTAAACATTGCTTGAGATTCGTTCAAGATGAATTTTTGTGGTCCCATATTATTGGACAAACCAGCAAAACCAGGAGTACCTTGAGTTGTGCCAAATGGGTTAACATTCATAGCACCCATAGCACCGAAAGTCAAACCTTGACCTACCATTGCGTTACGAGCAAATACTAACCAGCAAAGTGGATGCATAATAACGTCAGTCGGAGTTTTATCATTAGCCATCAATGCTAAGCACATAGACATGAAGTCTTCGACGGAAAGAGTACCGTTAGGAAGAGAATCTTCGCCAAGACCACTTGTCATAGCGTCAGGATTTTGAGCACCCAAAGAGTTATCGAATACTACGTGACCATGTTCAGAGAACTCACGAGCACACCATTCGTCTTTATAACGAGCCATTGCACCGCCGATACGGGACAAGTTAGCTTCCATGATATCCCAGTAGGAATCCATGATAACTTCTTCAGACAACGTAACTTTAAGACCGATTTTCTTAGGACGAATTTCGATGGAGTTGTATTGAAGAGTGTTGATTTCTACTGCTTCATCGTTGTAAGCACCAGCTTCGGAAACTTCGTGTGCTTGCAATTCACCGATAATAGGTACAACTACTGTACCGCTAGTTTTATCGGATTGAATTTTAGTGAAGAATGGAGAGATAACAGATTGAGTATCTTCAGCTTCGATCATACGAGTTTCGATGATACGAGGAACCAAATCGACAACGTCAGTTGTCATAATTGTTTCTTTGATGCTGAAAGATTTATTGCTAGGTTGTTTGTTCATACGAGCAACAACGTCTTCGAGAATATCGTATTTTCTCAAAGATTCTTGCATTTTTTCAGGGGACCAACCAGCTTCTTGACCAGCTTTGGTCACTTCAGCGCGTTGTTCTTTAAGAGAATTAACAAATTCTTTCATTTCGATTTTCATTATATTTTAAAGCTCCTATTATTTTTGTAACAATACTTTAACAGAACCTACACAGCCTGCCCAATCCATGAATGTAGGCACGCCAGCAAGACCTTGACGGGAATAAGATACTTTTACTTCCGCTTCTTCTTTAGGAGCAGCTTTAATAATTGCATCGGCTTGTGCACGGTCGATAACACGCAAGCGGATCAAACCATTAACTTCATTGAAGTATACTACTTCAAATGCATTAGCAATAACAGCACCTTTTACTACTGGAGTATAAGCAGAGTTATTAATAGAAATTTGTACAGAACCTTGTTCGATGAAACGTTCTGGAATTTGATAGTTGAAATCAAGATATTCTTGAGTAGGAGCAGCTAGATGCATTACGCCAACTTTAACGTCTTTAATAGCAGTCGTAGCTACGTTGCGACCATCTGTTAAACCAGGAATACCGATATACTCATAACGAGCACCCATACGGGAATCGTATACGTCCAATTTATTATTGGAGGCAGTCATGTTCAAGTCATGATCAGAATACAAAGAATTGAATTCATAGTTTTCGATACCACGGAAATATGCAGAACCATCGACTAAATCTTCGCCACGACGATATGTACGGCCATAACCATCTTCAGCGTATTGAGCCAATTGTTCTTGATCTTCGATAGCCCATTTCATCCATTTTGTAGAACCTTCAGGAACTAAGTTAGGATTTACTTCATGTACTTGACCGATAATTTGTTGACGTTCAAATTCGATTTCAGGAGCTTGCATAGTTGCCAAAGCAGTTTCGTCAGACAATGGAGATTTTACGATACGACCATTTTCATCAGATTTTACGAAATCGCCAGGCAAGAATGTACCATAAGCAGAACCCCAAGGGTTTTGTTCAGCTTCATCTTTAAACAAGAAATGAGGCAATTCTACCATTACGTCAGTTTTAATAGCGCCAGGAGTCATACCGTTCCAAGCATTTTCGTCACGAGTATATTCGTTACGCATTAAAATACCGATAGGAACGTTACCATTACGATGGTCCGTAAGTTTTTTACCAGCTTTAGTTAACAAGCCAGAAGTTTTATCTTTATCAAGACCAGCAGCAGTAGCGATTGCTTTAGCACCGCCATTAGCAAATGGTTTGTAATGATCGGCAGTATAAGCAGCCGCATCGACTGGAGTCCAATCAACATCAGCGTTCATCATAGGTTTGCCAGAAGCTTTACCAGATACGATACCAGCAGCACCATATACATCGGCAGCTGTACGCAAACGTACAGGGCAGCCACCATTAGCAAGTGTCAATACGTTTAAGAATTTTTCAGGATTTTCTTTAGCAGCTTTAACATCGCGGTCAACAGCTACGATACGACCTTTTGGAATTACGACTTGGTTATACATTTCTGCATAGTTGTAACGGAATGCTACAGGAAGACGATCATCCAACCAATAAGCAATATTGGAAGTGTCATGGTTAGTTGTATTTAAACGTACTTGAGTACGTGTTACACGGCGGTCATCGTTATTGAACTGTTTGAAGCCCATGCCTTTGAATACTTTACCATCAGCACCGCCAGTGAAATAATTAGCACCTTTACCAGGATTGTAATTTGCCATTTAAAATTTATCTCCTATTATTTATAGAAAGCGTTAAATACGTCAGTAATAGATTTAAGTTGTTGAGCAGCTTCTTTTACTTGAACTTCAGTAGATTTATTATTCTTAGCATTAGGATCTGTAATCGTAGAGTTTGCTAAATCTAATGTTTTAATTTTATCTTCGAAAGATTCTTTAACGGAAGCAATTTCAGACTTAACTTTTTCTTCGCTTTCAGTTTTAAATGTATCGAAGCCTGCTTTAACTTCTTGAACAGATTTAAGAGCTTCTTCTAATTTTTCTTTACCTTCGATTAAGGAAGCAGTTTCTTTACGAGCTTCAGATTTATAAGCTAATAAATCGTCGGCAAGATTAGAAACTTTTGCAGTAAGAGCTTCGTTAGATTTAATAAGTTCAGTGATCTGACCTTTTAATTCTTCGATCTCTGTTTTTTCTTCACCTTTAATCTCTGGAGTCTTTTCAACTTCAGGAGTTTCAGTTTCAGGAACTTCAACTTCTGTAGCAGTTTCTTTACCTTCGACTTCAGTTTTAACTTCAGTTTCAGGTTCTTGAACTTTTAATTTTTCTTTATCCATAGATTCGTTAGCACGAATATTCGTACCGGTTTCTCCTTGTTGCGGAATACTTAAATTAGAAGGAGTACTACTTTGTTGTTCGTACTCCCCGTCATCATATACTTTAATATTCTTTGCATATTTATCAGAAGGAACTATAACATAAGACAATTCGATTGGGCTCATCGAAAAGAAATCCCAACAACATGTTTGTCCGTCATAACTCTCTCCTCTGACATGTTCACACGGACCTTCGTTGAGATCTTGTCCACAAATAGAACAACGAACGTCGTGTCCAGTCATACCAATGCTTACAGTCGATAATAATCCAGACTTGATATCTTTTTGAGCTTTTTCGTCGAGAATTTCAGCCGTAATAAATAAAGCTTTAGAACCGACGAGTCGTTCGCTATCACCAAGTCTTGCATCGATCGCACGACCAATAATTTGACCGTCTTGATCATTATGATGCATAATGATTGGAATATTATAAGGATGTGTCCACTCAGATAAGGAATCTTCTAGACCTTGATACGCATATCGAGTACTGTTTTGAGTGACATAAGGATATGCATGAACAGCTTCGATTTCGACAATTAATTTATTGTCGGAATCATTAGAATAACTCGATTGACCAATAGGTCTGATAACAGACTCTTTTATCGTGACGTTTTCACTTGTAGGAGAAAAACCAATATATTCACGGAAGTCCATTATTTATCCTTTCATGATTGGTTTTATGCCGCACGTACAGTACGGGCTATAAGCTGGAATATCTTCGATAGAGATTCTATCAATATTAAAATGGGTCATGCGTCCATTTTGATGTTCACTGTCGTTAAATTGAATATCGATTGCTTTTATACCATCTTGTTTGCATTGTTGTACGTATCCGTACCAATATGCTTTACGAGAGATATAATCACATAAAAAACGAAGGCGATATTCATTTTTACTTAGAATGCTATCGATGTATATTTTATCTTTATTATTTTTGACCGCAGATTGAATGTCCTGCATTATCTTACTTATTTTTTTGACGAATAATCGTCAATCACATCGATGTTCGGAGTGATCTTGTCTTTATTAGTTTTGTTGTTCGCTTTAGAATGGTCGACACCTTGTTTAGCAAAATCTAAAGCATACTCATGAAGAGCTTCTCTAAATTTATCGTCTTCAATAGCGTCGCCATCTGTGAGTATATTACTGAGGTCTTTGTAGAGTTTATCAACTTTACTAAAGTTTTTTGAATAATCGTCTAAATTTTGTTGAGTATTTAAAGATTCTTTAGCTTTAATACTATATTTATCTGTATTTTGATTTGTCGGATTAGCATCGTTAGAGAAGTAATCGTTAGGACCAGAGGATGCTTGTTTACCGTTAAACTTACGATTATCTAATCCATCGTCATTAGAAGATTGAGCTTGTTGCATATTTAATGCAGCCGTAGCTTTTGCCGTCTTAATAGCAGCATTAGCTTGAGCATCGACAAGATCGAGTTTACCTTTTTGAGTAATTTTAAAGGCATACATATCTTCTTCAGATAATTCATTACTAAGGCCAAGTTCACGACGAGCTTCGTCCAAGTCAATAACATTCCCTTGATATTTTTGAATCGTATTAGATTCGAGCTTAATTTTAGTATCGATCGATACTTCGTTGAATGCAAACGACACATAATCATCTTTATTCAATAAAGGATTAAAGCCACCTTCTAATAATAATTCTGTAAATAGATATTTTTCGATAAAATTAGTAATTACGTTTTGGAATGCTCTTACTTCATCATGCATTAATGCTTCGGTGTTATCAGCAGAAGACTGACCGCCGCCACGTCCCATCGAAGATTTAGATGCATTTAATGCAGAGAATACTCGAAGTTCTAAATACTCTAAAAATTTTAAAAGTTGATTGGCTTGCATATTAGGCGTAATCGCTTCGATCGCTGTACGTTCATTCGTAACGATAAACCCGTCGTTTGGCATTTCTTGGAATGCATCGCGAGCATCGTTAATTTCTTTTTGCGTAGCATATTGACCTTCGGCCGTATTACCTACTTTTATATGCAAAACAGGGATGGCAAAGCGATATAATATCGTCATTACCAGCCCTTCAGCTTTCCGGAGCATAGTTACATCTTCTAATGCCGAATAAATTCGGGATGTACCATAGTCCGCATTATTCATTTTGTCGATATACAAATGAATTACATCGTTCGGAGAATACTCTTCCTGATTAATTACATATGCATCGATAGCCCCGGCATCGTTACGACGAATCGTTACCGATGCTGGATCGGCTAAAAATAAACCTGAAATTGCTCCACCGCTAAAAATCTTTTCAGCTTTAAGACCAAATTTCTCAGTATTATTATCTCTAGTTTTTATTATATACGAATTTGAGTAAGTATACAAGTCTCTAGCGATAGAAGTTATTAAAGTATAAAAAGGAATCTTCGTTCTAAATTCTATAACTTTAATTCTGTCGTTAACATAATTAGCAGCATCTTCGTTCTTAGATTTAATTTGATACCCAGCTTTAGTAATAAGCTGAGAAAATTTTCTAACGGCAACTGCTAAATAAGAATCTGTTAAGACAGCATTTTTTATTTGTGCTAGATCATAAGAGCGAGCACCGGGATTTTGTGCGTTAGCATTTCGATATTCGCCAAGTGTTACTGGCTTAGCTTTTAATGCCGACTGAAAATCTCCGGTCACTTTCTTATTAGTATCTAGCTTTTTTGTCGTTACTTTTTCGAAAAAATTAGTTAGACCCATTTATTTTCCTTATACAAAATATATTAATATTATTTATTATATCATATTAATATTACTTTGCAAAATTGTTATAAATATTTTGAGCATATCCAACACGTTTACCATGAGCTACTTCTGGTATGTTTTCACGTCCATCACCATCTTGATATTCAAAATTACCAGTAAAACAACTTACGGCTTGTTCGATAGTTTTGCCGTTCATATTCTCTGGTTTAGCTCCGGTATGAGTATTCATAATTTCATACTTAATCGTTGCTAATTGTGCTTCAAGATCACTAGGTTGTTTACCAAGTTGAGAAGCGATACGTGATAATAATCCTTGACGTTCAGAATCAGTCCATTGAACTAAACCAAAGCCAACGCCAGGTGACATAGTGCCAGAACCATCTTCGGTAATACCTAAACTAAATTGAGATTCTTGTTGAATATTACCTAAGATGCCGGCAATTGCATTATTATCATAGCCCATGTCCTTAAAGAAGTTCCACATCTTTTGAACTTTGTCATTACCTTTAAGATTAACAGCATCGACAGTACCGTTTCCACCGCTACTAGAAGTAGATCCAGCACCAGGTTTAAGGTTACCATAATTACCTGTTGATGATAAACCGTTAGCGCCAATCTTACCAGCTTCAGGAGCTAATGTATTTAAATAGAATATAGGATCAGGTGTCGGTGTTTTTTCAAATGGATTAATACCGTTATTAATTAATACACCTTTAGCCATAGCATTTTCAGCTGTTAAATTAAATACTTCTTTAGATAATTCTGCAGATGATACTAGTAGTTTGTTATACTGATAAACGGCGTTTACATATTTCTCGTCATATTTACCACGATAACTTCTTAACATGTCGTTTTCATATTGACTTAACATGGTTGGGCAATATGATAAGAAATCGTGATTGTAATATTCTTGACGAGTTTGTGCAGCTGCTTCGATAGCTCTCATAAAACGAATAAGTTCGTCAGCCGAATATAATTTTGCCATTAATTTTGCTTTTTCTCTTATTAATAGATCGTTACGTACAATACTATCATGAGCTACTTTACATTTTTTACCTGACGTAGTCTTAACAGCTAATGCATCGAAAGCTAATAATAGAATAGTTATGTCCTCGGCACCGCATAGTTGCACGGCATTAAACATCTTCGAAAGATAATCTTGAAGATAATCTTTCAATTTTTCAATCCAATGTTTCTTCACACGAACTAAATTACGTTTTGTCCATCGATATACTAATCGATCTAATTCTTGTGATTTTTCTTGAGGTACATCAACAATCGGAACGTTAGGAAAATCTAAATCTGAATCGTCTTTAGGTAACGGTTCTGGATTAACTTTTGGACTTGGTAATTCTGGTTCTGGTGTTGACACCGGAATAAATTTATTAGGATCCTCTGGTTCTGGAGGTAATGGTGTCTCAGGATCAGGAGGATCGATTCGTATAATCGTATCGGTCGTAATTGTTACGATCATAGTTTCGATAATAGGTCGAATCGGTATTGGCATAAATGGTAAAAGATTATAGACCATCTTTAAATCTGCCAACAATTCGTCCGTTTCAGATTTCTTCTCTTCAGGTTCTGGATAATATGGTATTGGATCTGGAACCGAAGTTATTTTCTTTTTAAACTGACCATCACTTTCATAGTGCCGTTGTGGTTCTATCGATGGTCTATACAGTATCTTTTTATCTTCAGCCATTAAAATAATGTCCTTTTAAACATTCCGCCTAAAGGTTTTCTAGACGTACGTCTATTAAACGAATCGTTAAGCGGAACTTTTTCCCATGCTTCATCTACCGATTCATATTGTTTCTTCTCGTTAGACCATGGATTTTCTAAATCTCGCTTTTCATATAATGGTAATGAATGCCCATTATTAAATGAATATACGGCTTCGTACGATGCTTTTTTAACTAGCTTAGTAAGTTCTGGAAAATGTTCGACGAACGCTAAATAAGCTAAACCTAAAGCATCGACAAAGTGCTCGTTATCACTGTTATAAACAGGAACACCTGCCGCCGTAATTTTTTCGACACGATAATCGATTAATTGTTTATATATGTGAGCGTCCCATGGACTTAATATAAGATTACCGCGCTCGATTAATATCGATAATTGATTAACCATGAATGGTTTTAAATGTTTCTTTTCTAAAGTACCAGTAACAGGATCTTGTACATCGATTTTTTCAGAGAACATCCAACCTTTAACCTTTTTATCAAGTCCGGTTTCAGGATGTTGTTTACCGTAAATCTTTAAAGATTCCATCTGATACTCGCCACTTCCCCTGTCTATATAAATATAGCTAGGGTTATAAATAGCATTTAAATCAATTATCTTCTTAACAGCTTTATCGAATGTAAATTCAGACGATTCAATTTCTGTTCGATTAATAACTCTAAATTTATTAAATACTTGATCGTATTCAAGTATAAGAATAGATGTTGGGGCCTGACTTTTGTCCCACGGTTAAAATTACATTGTATTCGCTAGATACAATTCTTAATATTACTATTAAGGTTAGACTATATCATTATCCTTTATAAAAGGATACCTTCCGCTTCGAGCTGCTTAGCCCTACTCTCTTACGAGATAGTCGTTGAACGTTTCTTTAAAAAAAATAAAGATTTCGCTGCTGATTGTCCTTATTAGGATATCCCAGCAATTCAAAAGGTTTGCATTTATTAATTACTTAATAAAGGGACCGGGTTTGATCCACGCCCATACATCTAAATACATTAGGATAGTATGTAGTTCGTCCTTCTGGTAGTATATGTATTTCTTTTACATTACTATCGTCCATCATAGAACGAACAGGTTTATATTTATCTCGATCGAAATAAGCATAGTTATCGATTTGTGTTGCTTCTTCGACTTTATCTTTATCGAATACGCCGGCTTCTTCAACACCGAACTCTGCTAATACTTCGTGATCATATGCATTCTTATCGTATGTATTTCTAAATTCTTCTTCCATAGCATCCGACCACATAGGATTATGTTGTGTCGGATGATAGTGCTCTTGGACAGTTTTGTTACGATTGTAATCGCTACTTACAACCTTCTATGTATTACTACATAGCTCAGACTATATCTTTATCCTATTAAAAGGACATCTTCCGCTTCGGATCGCTTGATCCTACTCCTCACCACGAGGATAGTCGTTGAACGTTTCTTTAAAAAATTAAAGATTTCGCTGCTGATTACCCCGTAAGGGCGTTCCAGCAGTTCAAAAGATTTACATTTATTAATTACTTAATAATGGGGCCATTTTAAGTTTTTTATTTTTACGATTAATATCTTTATTTAAATGAATCAAATAATTATCATGTTTTCTAGTCAAATATATTGTTGAATCTTTATATAGATAATCAAGAACTTTTATAAAAGAATCTCCATATATTTTATAATAATATAAAATATTTCTTCTTAATTTTACGCAACGTTTTAAAATATTTATGTATTAAGTGCCCTAAATAATACATATAAATAAATTGTGATAAGTTGTACCCACTATTATTGACATCATTATGCAAAAAAAAACCAAGATAAACATTTATAACAGAAAGGCATATTAAGATTAATACATCCAATTTCTGATCCATTTGTTTAAAAGCTAAGTTAAGTAAAGGTGAGAATAAGACTAAACAAAAATATACATTCATAAACCATCCTCCAGGATGACTAAAAGCCATAAAAGCTTTTATGTAATCACCAGGAGTATAAACTATATCAAATAATATTGAGTCAAGAAAGACATGAAGTAGATTAAAAAATAAACATAAAAAGAAAAGGTTCAGTAATGAACTCCATCTAAGTTTTATAGAAAAGAATCCTGATATCAACAGAAAAATATTGACTCCTATAATTGTGATAGAATCAATGAATTGTATTATAATGCCTCCATCTTTTATTCCATAAATACATAAATGATGGAGTACAATTAATAACATTGCAACAATCCTTAATATTTCTATGTTAGATTGACGAGAAACACATTTGCTCTTATTTATAGAACCTATCATATATATACGCAAAAATATTAACAATAAACTTCAAAATATATGTTTTCCATGAAAAACATGTTCCTTTAATAGGAAAGAGATGCATTTGATATGCCCTACACATAAACTGTCTCTTAAATTCATAACTTAAATCTCTATTGTTAGCAAGGTATAAACATAAGCCAATTAACTGCGAATTTGATTTTTTTATATAGAAAGACTTTAGTTTATCACTTAAAGATTCGTTGAGACCAAAATCCACTAAATTTTTGCATATTTGCAAATCAGATAGAATTGAACGTTTTTGTTTATTAATGTCCATCAATCGATCAGTTGATTCTGGATTATAATAATACGTATAAACATATACATGACAGAACATAAAACGTTTAATATGAGCAAACAACTTAAGCTGGAAGTCTACATCTTCGTGCATAATATCCGTCAAAAATCGTATACCAGAACGAAGTAAAAACTCCTTCTTAAAAAAATGCGCACAAACCGAAGCTGGGAAATATCCATGCAACAATAACCATGAACCTGTATAAACTTCTACTTCGGAGAAATTTGGTGCATTAACCTTAGCAGGTTCACCTGAAGGTAAAAGACGTTTTATACGCATACAACATACCTCCAAATTATTGTCTATTGTTTTTTGGAGGCAATCTTTAATCTGATTGTCTATTAAATAATCATCAGCGTCAATAAACATAATGTAGTCACCCGAAGCAACTTCAACACCAAGATTTCTTGCGCTACCTTGCCCCCCATTGCTTTTGTTTATAACTGATAAATTAGAATAAGAAACCTTCATTCTATTTAGAAGTACAGACGTATTGTCTGTTGAGCCGTCATTTACAACAAGTACTTCAAAATCATTTATATTTAGCCCTTGATGATATACAGACTCCACACAACGCTCTATATATTTCTCAGCATTATATACTGGTATAATAAAAGAAAGAAGCATAACCTATGATTTAATCTTACCAATAGTTTTTCGTAATAAAATGAGACACCTCCCAATACGATAATTGTTCACTGCAATCCTTACAATAAAATCATTAATATTTCTTGCCTTCAAACGAGAAAGATAACCGAATTCTTGATGAAAACGATTTGCTGTAAAGACATTATAGTACAGACTCAGATACGCAATCCAAGGCATTTCTTTCTCTACCCATAATTCCCAGAACATAGGATATGGCTTTAGTAATTCCCTAAAGTGTTTACATATACCATCTGCATACCCTTTGAAGCGTTCACCATGAGCCATTGTTAAACTATTAGGATTTGTATTTCTTTCATAATGATATAACGCCTTAGGAACGTATGCCACTTTGAGTGGATGGAGTAGGAATTGGAACAT